CACTCACGCGGGCTATGCCCCAAGCATCTAAGGCCCATCGAGCCGACATTGCCCCGAAACAGGAGCGGCGTGGGGGCTGGAACGCCAAGCAACCCCGGCGGCATGGGGTGGCGATCGGGGCGGCCGCGCCTGCGGAGGATCCGATCGCGTTCATCAACCGCCTCACGCATACGAAGGGCGCGTTCGCGGGGCAGTCGTTCAAGCTGCGCCCGTGGCAACGCACGATCGTTAAGCAGATTTTCAAGAAACGGCGCGATGGGCGCCGGCAGTATCGGACGTGCCTGCTGATGTTGCCCCGCAAGAACGGCAAGTCGGAGCTGGCGGCCGCGATTGCGCTCTATGGGCTCCTGGCCGATGGGGAAGCCGGGGCCGAAGTCTACAGCGCGGCGGCCGATAAGGATCAAGCCGGGATCGTGTTCAACGTGGCGGCGCAGATGATCCGCAACGATCCCGCGCTCACGGCGGCCACGTATATCGTCGATTCGCAGAAGCGGATCGAGCATGAGTCGAGCGGCGGGAAGTATCGCGCGATCTCCGCGGAGGCCTACACGAAATGGGGCTACAACGCCCACATGGCGGTCTATGACGAGATGCACGCCGCGGGTGACCGCCGCTTGCATGATGTGCTGTCGACCTCGATGGGCGGGCGCACGCAGCCGCTGTATTTGATCATCTCGACGGCCGGCTACGATCGCCACTCGATTCTGTGGGAGCTGTATTCACACGCGAAGAAGGTGCAGGAAAATCCGCAGCTGGATCCGACGTTCCTGCCGTTGATTTTCGAAGCCCCGCCCGAGGCGGACTGGACCGATGAGAAGGTCTGGAAAGCGTGCAACCCGGCGCTCGGAGATTTTCGATCGCTCGAAGACATGCGGATCGCGTGCGCGCGGGCGAAAGCGATCCCGGCGCAAGAGAACAATTTTCGTCGATTATTTCTCAACCAGTGGACAGAACAGGACACCCGCTGGCTGGCGCTTGCCGATTGGGACGCCTGCCAGGTGCCGATCGACTGGGACGCGTTCAAGGGCCGGCGCTGCTATGTCGGGCTCGACTTGAGCCGGACCACGGATCTCACGGCGGTGGTGACGCTCTTTCCTGATGACCTCGGATCCGGGTTTACCGTGCTGCCGCACTTTTTCGTGCCCGAGGGGCGGATCAAGGAGCGGGTGATCCGCGATCGCGTGCCCTACGATGAATGGGCGCGGCGCGGGTATCTGACGGCGTGTCCCGGCATGGACATCAACCAACAGCTCGTGCGGGCGCATGTCAACGCCCTCTGCGATCGCTACGACGTGCGGTTCGTCGCCTACGATCCCTATAACGCCGTCGAACTGATCCGGCAGATCGAGCAGGACGATCAGCGGCCGTGCCTCAAGGTATCGCAAACCAAAGCGAATCTGTCGTCGCCCTCGAAGGCGCTTGAGTCGGCGGTGCTCATGGGCACGTTGCATCACGACGGGCACCCGGTGCTGCGCTGGAATATCGGGAACGTCGCCGTGGAGAGTGACGCGGCGGGGAATATCCAGCCGAGTAAGGCGGCCTCAACGGAACGGATCGATGGCGTCTCGGCGCTCGTCACGGCGCTCGATGTCATGCACCGGGATGGGCAGCAGGTGCCGAGCTATACGTTGCAGGTGGTCGGATGAAGCCGAAGCCGAAGCGCGGGCGCCCCCGCGTGGCGGTGCCGAAAGCCGGGTCGATGGTGGCGACGTGGCTGACGCCCGAGGAGCACGACAAATTGATCCGGGCCGCCCAGGCCCGGGAGCTGTCCGTGTCTGGCCTGGTGCGGGCGCTGATTAAATCCTTTCAAAAATAATCACGGGCGGGCGCGGCTCGTAGCATGGCGGGCACCCGTGGAACGCGCCTACGCCCTGCTCGCGATCAAATCTATCGCGCCCGCGCAGCGCACGTTCAGCGGGATCGCCTCAACCCCCGAACTCGATCGCCAGGGCGACAGTTTCGATCCCGCCGGCGCGACGTTTCGCGAGTCGCTGCCGCTCCTGTTCCACCACGATCCCAAGCAACCGATCGGCCGCGTCACGCTGACCAGGACGCCCGAGGGCATCCTCTTCGAGGCGACGATCCCCGAAGTCGACGAGCCCGGGCCGTTCAAGACGCGCGTCGATGAAGCCTGGCAGTCGATCAAGGCCGGCGTGATCACGGGCGTGTCGATCGGCCACCGCGTGCTCGCGGGCGGCCTCGAACGGCTCGCGAACGGCACGCGACGGATCACCAAATCTGAAATCTGCGAGCTGAGTCTCGTCACCATTCCGGCCAATGCGTCGGCCTCGATTCTGACTGTCAAATCACTCTCGAAAGGACCAATCATGACGATCGCCGAACGTATTCAGGGCCTGACGCAGACACGGGCGGACCTCGGGCTGCAGATGAAAAATCTCATGGAGAGTGCGCCCGCCGGCGGCACCCTCGATGAGTCGACGGCCGCGACGGTCGACGGCCTCAAGCTGCAAATCAAGCATTGCGAAGCCGACGAGGCCCGCTGGCGCGACATGGAAGCGGTCCAGATGACGAAAGCGACGGCGATCACGTCGCCGTATGCGCACGTCTCGGTGAAGTCGAATCTGCCGCAGGGCACCGCCTTTGTCCGCTATGTCTGTGCGCAGCTCGCGTGTAAACAGTTCAGCACCAGCGCCTACGACTACGCGCAGCGGTGGAACGACAGCACGCCGGAAGTCGCGCTCGCGCTCAAGGCCGCCGTGGCCGCGGGCACCGCGACCGATGCGACCTGGGCGAGCCCGCTCGTGCAACCCAACATCTCGAAGGAGTTTGTCGATCTGCTCCGCGCGGCAACCATCGTCGACAAGATCCCGGGGCTCTACAGCGTGCCGTTCAATACGAAGATTCCGCAGCAGACCGGCGGCGGCACCTATAACTGGGTCGGAGAAACGAAGCCGAAACCAGTCTCCGCGCTGGCCTTCGCCTCGCTCACGCTCGACTGGTCGAAGATCGCCGGGATCATCGTGCTGACGCAGGAGCTGATCAAACTCAGCAGCCCGAAAGCCGAAGACGTGGTCCGGCGCGACATGGTCGCCGGCATCGCGCGCTTCATTGACGCGCAGTTCACCGATCCGGCGGTCGCGGCGGTCGCTGGCGTCAATCCGGCGTCGATCACGAACGGCGCGCCGACGGCCGCGGCCACGGCGAATCCGCTGGCCGACATCCTGGGCCTGATCTCGCACTTCACCACGAACAACATTCCAGTCGACGGCCTCACGTTCATCATGTCGCCGGCGAACGCGATGGCGCTGTCGTTCAAAACCTACAGCGATGGCTCGCCGCAGTTCCCGGGCATCGGCGTCGCGGGCGGCACGTGGAAGGGCCTCACGTTCATCGTCAGCAATACCGTCACGACGAAAGTGATCGCGCTCCAGCCCTCGCTGGTCTTTTATGCCGACGATGGCGGCGTGACGATCGACGCGTCGAGCGAGGCCTCGTTGCAGATGGATTCGGCGCCGATGTCGCCGGTCGATGCGACGACCGTCTACGTGTCGATGTTCCAGGCGAACTGTGTCGCGCTCCGCGCGGAGCGGTTCATCAACTGGAAGAAGGCGAACGCGAACGCGGTGAAATATCTGACCGCGGCCGCGTGGCCGGCGCCAACGGGGGTGACGTTCGGCGACGACGAGCCCGAGGCGACGCCCGCGAACGGTAAAGCGAAGCGCGGGTAAGCCGTGGGCGTGCTGGCGACGGTGCGATCGCGGCTGGCGTCCATGCTGACGCTGGCCGGCGGCGGGAGTGGATCATCGTGGTATCCCGTGGTGCGCGAGCCCTACATGGGCGCGTGGCAAAACAATGATCCACTCACGACCGAATCCGCGCTGGGCAATCCCAGCGTGTTCGGCGCCGTCTCGCGTATCAGCCAGGACATCAGCAAGATCGCGCCGCCACTCCTGCTCGAACGCGATCGGAATGGCTTCTGGTCCGAGACGAGCAATCCCGCATACAGCCCCGTGCTGCGCCGGCCGAACCATTACCAGACGGCGCAGCAATTTATTGAACAGTGGGTGCTCGATAAGCTGCTCTGGGGGAATGCCTATCTCCTGAAACATCGCGACGATCGCGGCGTCGTGAACGAGCTGCACCGGCTGGACCCCGCCCGCGTAAAAGTGCTGACGGCGCCCGATGGCTCTGTGTATTACGAACTCCAATCGAACGATCTCGCGGGGCTCCCGGAGAACACGCAGCCGCTCGTGATTCCCGCGCGGGAACTGATTCACGATCGCTGGAACTGTCTGTATCACCCGTTGTGCGGCATCTCGCCGCTCACGGCGATCACCGGCGCGATCGCGCAAGCCAAAGCGATCTCGGATAACAGCACGACGTTTTTTGCTAAGGGCGCACGGCCCTCGGGCGTGTTGATCGCGCCGACGAAACTAGATCCGCTCTCGGCCGCGCGCTTGAAAACCGACGCGGCGAACTTCAAGAGCGGCGAGATCCTGATCGCCGAACTTGGGATGAAATACGAAAGCGTGTCGACCTCGGCCGTTGATGCGCAAGTGATCGAGCAGCTCGGCTGGACGGAAGAGAAAATCTGCGAAGTGCTCGGGATGCCGATCAGCATCCTCAACAGCAGCAAGCAACCGCCCTACGCGAACGCCGAGGCCTCGCAGCTCCAATACAAATCGCAGTGCCTCGAGCCGCACCTGGTCTCGATCGCGACGTGCCTGGGCGAAGGGCTGGATCTGCCGTCCTATCTCACGCTCGAGTTCGACGACACGTTGCTGATTTGGATGGATACGCTCACGCGCGTGCAAGCCGCGCAAGCCGCGACGAGTGCGGGCGTGCTGTCGCCGAACGAAGCGCGCTCGGAATGGTTCGGCCTCGGCCCCGTGCCCGGCGGCGACACGCCGTATCGCCAACAGCAGGACTGGCCGCTGTCGACGCTCGCGAAGCGCGAACCGCCGTCTGTGCCGGCGGCGCCGCAACCCGCGCCCGAGGACGAGGAAGAGGACGTGCCCGCGTGACCCTCGCATTCTCGCGCGTGACGCTGCCGGCGCTCTGGACGCTCGACCAGGCGAAGGTCCACTTGCGGATCACCGGCACCGCGCACGATGCCGACATTGCGCAGAAGCTCGCGACGGCGCAGGAAGCGATCGTCTCGTATCTCGCGGCCGCGGCCGATCCGACATGGACCGCGGCGACGGCGCCCGCGGCGGTCACACATGCGATTCACATGCTGACCGCCTATTTGTATGAAGACCGCGGCGACGGATCCCAGCCCGACGTGTGGCCGAAAATCTACGCCCTGCTCGCAGCGTATCGCGATCCCACGGTGGCCTGATGGCGCGCGGCGACTGGCGGCACGTCGTGACGGTGCAACACCCGGGGCCGGCGGGCACGTGGATCGATCTGGACCCGGCGACGTGGTGCGTGAGCCTGTCGCAACTCTCCGGGGATGACATCGGCGTCTTTATCGAGCCCGTGGCGGGCACGCCGATCAGTTCCGCGTCGTATCTCGTGCGCGGCGATTTTCACCCGGGCATCACGACGAAAACCCGGATGGTCTTCGGGAGTCAGACCTTCGCGATCACGAGTGTCGAAAACGTTGACATGCGGGGCATCGAGCTGGCCTGCCACGCCGTGCCGTTGGTGATGTGATGCCGATCGCCACCACGCTGACGATCCAGGGGCTCGCCGAATTAAAAGACGCGCTCGGCAAGCTGCCGGAGGAACTGAAAGGCCAGGCGACACAGATCGTGCTCGATACGGCTTACGCCGCGGCCGAGGACGTGCGCAGCCAGTATCCGACGGGGCCGGGCACGTCAAAGAACGGGCGGAAGATTCCGCCGGGCCAGTTAAAAAAGGGCGTGCGGGTGTTCCCGTTAGCTGTCGGGGCGTTCGCCGTGGCGGCGCAAATTCGGAGCACGTCGCCGCACGCCTGGTGGCACGAGAACGGACACTTACTCAAGTCGCGCGAAACGAAAAAGAAGTGGCCGCGCGGCCGGATGTTTGGCGTCAAGGGGATCCCGCGCCCCGTGTTTGTGCCGACGATGATCCGGCACCGGCGCGTGATGTATCAGAAGCTGGCCGTGTTACTGGAATCCGTGGGGCTGATCGCGAAGCACGACGAGGCGGTCTAGTCTCATCGGCGCGTTAACGACAAAAGGAGTCACCGATGGCAATTCTCACAGGGCGCTATGGGCAAGTGAAATGGGATCAGGCGGGCGTCACCGCGGTGCCGATCATCTCGTTGAACGCGTGGACCGGCGATTTCAAGACCGAGATGGAGGACGTCAGCTGTTTCGGTGACGCCAACCGGGTCTATGTGCCAGGCCTCCGGGATTGTTCGGGCACGCTCGGGGGCTTCTGGAACTCGCAAGAACTCGCGCTGTTCAAGGCCGCCGAAGCGACGACACCCGGGCTGCTGGAACTCGTGCCGAACAGCACCGAGCCGACCTACGCCTGGTCGGGCCTCGCCTACATGGACGCGAGTATTGACGCGAGTCTACAGGCGCCGAAAATCTCGGGCACGTGGAAGGCGGCCGGCGCCTTCGCGATGAAGCCGGTCGTCACCGCGACGGGCGCGACGGCGGGTGCCCCGGGCTTCTTTACGCCAGCCGGCGCCGCCGCGAAAGCGAATCTCGCCGCGATGACGGGCGTGACCGCATTGCCGGCAACGAACTGGGTGGCGGGCCAATACATGCTGCTCGGCGATACGAGCAAATGCAACTGGAACGGCACGGCGTGGGTCGCGGGTATTCACGCATAAACGCGCGTGTTCGATTCGCTGACGGTCACGGGCGGCGCGGGGGCGATTCTCTGGCACGACCGCGTCGCCGTGGAACTGCGATCGTGGCGCGTCGCGCGCTCGCAGGCCGATCCCGTGTGGACGCTGACGGCGACGATCGCCCGCGTCGATAAATTCCAAGCGCGGCAGGCGCCGCTCTTGTTCACGGCGCCGCGTGCGGGCGGCTACTGGGCGTGGCCGGTGCAGGAAATCTCGATCGGCGACACGAACCTGTGGGCGCGTCTGGGATCCCCAGAGCAATAGGAGGCGAGTGCATGGGCCGCTGTCGCATGGTCACCCCGGAGTCGGTGCGGTTGCCGCTTTCCGAGGGCGACTTTATCACCGTGAAAAAAGAACTCAACGCGGGCGAAGGGCTCGACCTCGAAGCCGAACCGCCCCCGCGCACACTGCCGGTGATTCTCGCGTATCTCGTCGGCTGGTCGTTCGTCGGGACCGGGAACGAACCGATCCCCTACAGCCCCATGCAATCGCTCGACGAGCGGCGCGCGACGTTGCGCAATCTCGACACGGCGACGATGGACGAGATCGTCGAAGCGCTCGCGCCGCACTTGCGCGCGAATCGGCGCGCGGTCGAGGAAAAAAAAACGATCCCCGCACCCGTGACCGCATGAGAACCACGCTCGCGCTGTGCAAGATCATGGGCATGAGTTACGACGACATACGCGCGCTGCCGCGGGCCGTATATGAGGTGCTCGTTGAAGATGTGCTGGCGCGGCAGGGTGACGAGGCGCTGGTCTAATGGCGCAACTGTCTGGCGTGATGACCGCGGACTTCTCCGACTTCCACTTCGAGATCGACAAGTCCGTGGTGAAGCTCAAGGATCTCGAAGGCGCGTCGGGGCATGCGGATAGCGCGATGGGCGAGTTTAGTGAAGGCCTGGGCGTGGCCGATAAAACCCTCGCCGCGCTCGGGGTGCACATCGGCCCGCAAATTCGGGCGATTCAGGAATTGGGGAACGTCTCCGGCGTGACGTTCGAGAAGCTGGGCCTGTGGGGATCGCTCGGGCTCGCGGCGAGTGTGGGCACGGCCACATATGCGATCACAACGATGGCCCTCGAATTTACAGGCCTGGATAAAGCGATCGCGGGCGTGGTGGATTCGTTTTCGGGTTTCACGGCAGAGCGCGCGGCGGCGGGCATGGACGTGCTCACCCGCGCGACGCAGATCGCCGGCCGGGAGATCAAAGACTTCGACACGGCGATGCAAATCATTAAGCAACACAACAAAGACGTCGCCGAGAGTTTCAATACCGGCGCGCAGCGTGTCGCCGACTGGAACCGGGAGATCGCCGCGCATAAGGCGGACATGCCGCAGATCACCGCGGAACTCAAGAACCACAGCTCCACGGTGCAGCAACTCGCGCAGCACTATGGGATCAGCCGGGAGGCGATTGAGTATTACACCCAGCGCGCGACCGAGAACGCGAAGATCCTGAAAGGCTGGCATGAAGCGGAAGAGGCGCACATCAAGAAAGTCAACGCGGCGCAACTCGAACTGAATCAGGCCGGCGGCGGCTGGCGTGACACCCTCAAAACCATCGAGCCGGCCGCGGCGGCCACGGCGACGGCGTATATCGCGATGGGGCAATCGCTGACGACAATCGCCACGGCGGGTAACCTGTCGACGATCCAGATCAACGCGCTCGACCGGGCCTACAAGGAACAGCTCACGACGCTCGCGGCCCTCGAACCGAAGACGCAATCGCTCGACACGTGGATGCGCACCGTTGGGCAACAGTTTGCCGTGGCGGCCGAATCCGGCGATCAGTTCAAAACCATGCTGGAGCTGACGGGCGGGACGGTCGACGCGATCGTGCCGAAGATCGAAAAGCTCGACACGGTGTTTCGCAGTGTGACCACGGCGGCGGCGGCCAGTGGCGTGGCGCCGGGCATGGATCAGAAGTCGCCGGGGAACGCAGCCGTGGGGATCAACACGGGGGCCGTGACGTATCAGGGCGGCTTCGAGGCGGTGTTCGCCGAATTCCTGCGTAAGAATCCCAGCGGCGGCGCGCTCGGCGGCGCGTTTACGATGACGCCGCAAAAGGATTTCCTGAGCTGGGCGCTCTCGATGGGCCTCGCGCAACGCGCGCCGATTACGAATACCTTCAACATCGTCGACACGGAAAGCGGGATCGCGCGGCGCGTGGGTGACACGATCGCCGATCAGATTCAGCGTGGCTCGCTGGTGAACTGATGCCGCTGCAGCCAGCCGTCCTCGGCACGGCCCGCCTCAATAACTTCCGCCTGAACTATCTGACGGCGGCGCAAGCGGCGGTGCGGCCCTCGCACGTCTGGATCCTGATCGGGGGCGTCGATGTCACGAACCCGGCGTCATCCATGCGGGTGCTCTATAAGTCGCTCACGATCCGCGACATCGTCTTCGATGCGCCGAACACGTGCGCGCTCACGCTCTACGGCGGCGCCCCGAATGTGGGCCTGCCGATCGAGGTGTGGGTGAACAGCAACGCGCCGCAGTTGCTCTTCAACGGCGAACTGCAGACCGTCGAGCGCACCTACAAGGGGCGGCCGGCCACGGTGATCCATCCGGTCACGGCGATCGACGATACGGCCCGCGCGAATCGCAAGCGCCCCTTGCGCCCGTATGTCAACGTGTCGGCGTCGACGATCGCGCAGGATCTGATCGCCACATATGCGCCGGGCTTTTCGAGCGCGGGTGTGGAAGCGAATCTGCCGACCGTCTCGATCAACTTCGACGGCTCCGAGGGCGGGATGAAAGGCTGCCTGACGGCCCTCGCGAAGTTGATCGGTGGCTACTGGTATTTTGAGAATAAGACGCTCTACCTCTTCGTGACGCCCCCGGGCACGCCCCCCGATCCGATCGACGACACGCCGGGCCGCTTCCTACACGATCCCGCGATCACCTGGGCGATCGATAAATCGCAGGTGCGGACGCGCGTGTATGGCAAGGGCGCGAGCACGCGGATCAGCACATCGATCGCCGCCGCGACGGATCTCGTGCCGCTCGAGAACGGCGAAATGTTCAATCCGGCCGGCGGGCAGGCGATTGCTGGCATCACGCCCGAGGGCGCAGCGTCGCGCGTGCTGACGTATACGGGCGTGCAGCTCGGCGGCGGGGGTGGCCTCGTCGGCCCCGGCGCGGCGCCGAGTGCGGCCCTGGGGCTCGCGCTCGCCGACGGGGCGGGGATCGAGTCGGGCGTGCATCAATACGCGCTGACGTTCGTGACGGCGGTGGGGCAGTCGTTGCCCAGCCCGATCGCGTCGATCACGGTCGGGCCTGTCGTCGCGCCCGCCACGGCGCCCGTGCCCGGGGCGGTGACCGCGGGCGGATCCGTCGATCCCGGCGCGCACTATTACGCCCAGACGTTCGTGACGGCCGCCGGGGAAACGACCGCGGCCCAGGGCAGTGCCCCCGTCACCACGTCCAGCGGCGCGCATTACGTGCCGGATCCGACAGCCGCCATGCATGGGCAAAACGGCGCCGACGGGTTGTCGGCCCACCTGGATTATCCGGCGGGCAGTGTGATGACGTTCCGCTATGCGTTCGTGACGGCCGCCGGGGTCACGACGGCCTCGGCGCTGTCGAATCCCGTGACGGCGGTCATTGATACGGTCTACGGGGCGCCGTATGTGCGGGGGATCGTGTTGACCGGATCGCAAGTGTCCGCCGATCCGGCGGTCACGGGGAAGCGGATCTATCAGTATCGCAACGGCGCCTTTCAGGGATCGTATGTGGTGCCGCCGTCGTTGACGCAGTGGGCCGATGGGCAAGAAGTCTTAGAGGCGATTCCGCCGTCGAGCACGAATACCGCCCTGGTGCCGGGCACGAACTATCAGACCGTGCCGCTCACCGGGATCCTGATCGGCCCGGCGAACGTCACGGCGCGGCGGATCTATCGCAGCGAAGGCGGGAGTTACAAGCTCGTCACCACGATCGCGAACAACACGGCGACCACCTACACGGACACGGCCGCGAACGCCGCCCTCGGCGCGGTGCTCCCGACGACCAACACGGCCACGGCGAATCGGGTGCTGGTGTCGCTGCCGACCGCCGGGGCGACGGTGACGGATCGCTTTCTCTACCGCACGGCCGCCGGGCTGGGGGCGCTGAAGCTGGTGACGGGGCTGGGCACGAGCGTGACGACCTATCTCGATGTCGCCAGTGATGGCAGCCTCGGCCAGGCGGCGCCCGTGACCGATACCTCGGGCCTCGTGCAGCCGGCCGGCCAGGTGCCCGCGGGATCAACCAGTCTCATCATCGCGAATCCGGCGCCGTTCGCCACGGGCGGCGGCTGGGCCGTGGTGGGCAACGGCGAACAGGTGATCCGCTACGCGACCAAGTCGGCGAGCGCGCTCACGGGGATTCCCGCCACGGGGCCGGGCGCGATCCTCGCCAGCATCAGCTATAACTCGACGGTGACGGCGGCGCCGGCCCTCGTCGGCGTCACCGGGATCCTCGAGGCGATCATCAGGAACGCCCCGATCCACGTGTGGGTGCAACGCGATGATCTCGCCGCGCAAGCCTACATGGCGGAGCTCGACGGGCAGGGTGACGGCGTATACGAGCACATCTGGAGCGACGAGCGGCGCACCGAGGCCTCGCTGATACAGGTGTGCGATGCGCAGCTCAAGCTGTACAGCCGGCCGCTCGTCACGGTCGCCTATGCGTCGCGGGATCTGAAAACGAAAAGCGGGAAGCCGGTCGCGATCAACCTCACGACGCCCGCGATCCACGAGACGCTGACGATCCAAGACGTGACGATCACGGAGCTGGGGATCACCGGGCTCGCGCCGAAGTTCACGGTCACGGCCGGCACGGCACACACGTCGCTTGAATCCGTGTTGCAGATGTTGATCCGAAAGGCAGACAGCTAATGGCGATTGATCGCGGCCCGTGGAACGCCCTCGTCGACGATGACGGCTCGAATCTCGTGGGCTCGATCTGGAATAAAGCGGCGATCAAGACGGTCATCCTCGATCCGACCGATGCTGCGATTGCGCCGTATGGGGTGTGGCTGGCGGAACCGTTCAACGCGGCGCACTATACGGGGCTCACGATCACCGCGGGCCAGGTGAACCGGAATCGGTATGCCAAAATCGGCAAGACGCTGATCTGGAATCTGGGGATTGATAACGCCACGGTCGTCGGGGCCCCCACACAGATCGGGCTGACGCTGCCGGGGGGCGTCGTGGCGGGCGCGATCAGCAAAACGATCGTGCAGATCCTCGCCGCGGGCGCCTGGGCGTCGGGCGTCTTTGGCGTCAATGCGGCGGGCAGCGCGTCGTGTGCGGTGACGCGGATGGACTTCTCCGCCTTTGTGGCCGGCGCGTTCTATCTCAGCGTGACCACCATCATCGAGGTCCAATAGCATGGCAGCCCCTTTTCCCCCGCAAGGCAATCAGCAGCAACACACCGAACGCCCGCTGAAAATCTACGCGGAGCAATATCTGGCGGGGCAGCCGCTCCCGATCGGCACGATCACGGAGAGCCTCGATCCGTTCTATGCGGATAGTCGGCCGCATGTGATCACGGCCGACGGCGTGTTCGAGCTGCACGAGACGGACTGGGTGATTAGCAGCCGCTACACGGGGCAGCCGATCGAGGTCATCAGCGCGGAGGAATACGCGGAACGCTTCGGCCCGTCAGAATAGGAGAGGCCATGATCTCGATTCTCTTCGCCGTCGTGATCGTCGGCGTGATCATCTATCTCGTCGAGTCGATGATTCCGCTGCCCGCGCCGATCAAGGTCGTCGTGCGGGTCGTCGGCGTGATCGTGATCGTGATCCTGCTGCTGCGGCTGATTGGCGTGACGTTGCCGTAAGCAGCCAGGTGTAGAGGCGCACAAGATCGGCCTCGCAACTGATGACGCCCGCGTCGATCGCGGCGAGCACTAGGTCTAGTAACAGGGCCTCGCGCATACCCCAAGATACGCCCCCACTTGACACCTGAAAACCGAAGCGCGCATACTTCCGCCGTGCCAATCGAACCCACCACAGACGCCCGTCTGCTCTCGGCGATGGCGGCCGCGTTAGGTCGTCGAGGCGGGCGCAAGAAGTCGGCGACGAAGGCCACGAAGGCACGCGAGAACGGCAAAAAGGGCGGCCGGCCGAGGAAGACGGCGAAATAACACTACGGCTGGGGGCCGTGTGCGGCTCGGCCCTCTCCGTAGCGAGTCTCATAATGGATGGCACGTTAACCTCATAACGTCCGTGCCATCAGTAGGATACAGGCATATGGCGACAAAGAAAATCATCCTCGTGTGGACGCGGATCAACGGCGTGACACGTATCTCGGCGCAGTAGATGGGCCGGCGGTTCGTCGACATGCGGGTGATTCAGCAACGCATGCGGCGGAAGGATGAACGGGTCAACCGGGAACTGGCGCAGTTACGAAAGGGGGCCGCGATGGCAGACAGCGCACTGACCGCACCAGCCAAAGAACTGCCCTCACCCGACGTGATCGCGAAAGTGCTGCTCGGCGGCGACCTCGCGCAGCTCACCAGCCAGCAGAAGATCAGCTATTACCGGAGCGTGTGCGATTCGCTCGGGCTCAATCCGCTCACGCAGCCGTTCGAGTATCTGCGGCTGTCGGGCCGGGAAGTGCTCTATGCCAAGCGGAACTGCACGGATCAGCTGCGGCATGCGCACCACATCAGCGTGACGATCACCGCCCGAGACGTGGTCGAGGACTGCTACGTGGTGACGGCGCGCGCGGCCTTCCCGGATGGCCGGCACGACGAATCGATCGGCGCCGTGCCGATCGCCGGCCTCAAGGGCGAGTCACGCAGCAACGCGATGATGAAAGCGGAGACGAAGGCGAAGCGGCGCGTGACGCTCTCGCTCGTCGGCCTCTCGACGCTCGACGAATCCGAAGTGGAGTCGATCCCGGGTGCGCAGCCGGTGACCAGTCCTGTCATCGTCGGCATCGATTACGGGCGCGAGTGCTCGCCCCCGCCCTTGAATAAAAGCCTGACGCCTTCGCCGGGGCCTGCCGTGGTGGTGCCCGATCCCGGGGCGGGTGCTGTGGGGGCCCCCGCGGCCCCGGCGAATCTCAATCAGCAAATCCCCGCCGATTGGATTCCCCTCGCCGATGATCACCGTTCGCAGCCGATCCCGGACGCCTGGCAGCCCTTCGTGCAGAAGACGGCGGTCACCGGCACGATCACCGCGGGCACGCGCTCGAAGACGACCGGGAAAACCACGCTGACGCTGACAACCGACCACGGCGGCCTCGTGCAGTGCTTCACCGCCGATCACGACGTCGCGCGGGCGGTGACGCGCTACAAGGAAGGGCACACGCCGGTGACGGTCACGCTGCTCGACAGCGGCGAGATCGTCACGCTCGCCGAGGCGACCGATGCGGCGTTTTGAGTTCGAAGACGCGCCCGTGAAGCCGATCGACTTCGACGCCTTCGTCGAGGAGCTCGGGCTCGTCGCCGATTGCGAGGGCGCCTGGGCGCTCATCGGGATGTTCTGGCACGCGCCCGTCGAGTGCTGCCGCTATCTCGCGAGTCAACCGGAACTCTGGGAGTGGCTGATCGCGCGGGCGCGGTATGCCGATGCGCGGCGCTGGGATGCCGGCGTGCGGCTCGGGCGGGGCGTGGGGCTATGACGCAACTCGCGAAACGTCACCACGCCGCACTGTCGCCGATCTTGGCATTACGCCAAGAACTCGCCGCCGCCACCACGCCTGAAGCGGCGCTCGACGTCGTGGGACGGGCGCAACGGGCGACGCGCGTGCTGGAAGCGATGGGGCACAGCGTCGAAGAGTGCAACGAATATGCGGCGATTTATCTCGCCGGCTATTGGAAATTTGGGGATCTCGTCACAGGCGTTGAACCAGGGCGCCCCAAAAAAACCCACACTGATGTGGGTTTCCCGGGAACAGAACGACAACGGAATCATGCCCGCAAGCTCTGCGAAGCCGTGAAGGAATCGGACATTCCCGAGTATGTGAAGGCGGCAACAGAACAGCTCGAACCCGCCACGATCGCCGGCTGCCTTGAGTGGATCGATCCGGGCCGCCACGGGTATCTCACCGGCGCCTATGAGTGGTATACGCCGGCCCCGATTATCGAGGCGGCCCGCGCGGTCATGGGCGGCATTGATCTCGATCCGGCCTCGTGCCCGCTGGCGCAAGACACCGTGCAGGCGGCGCACTATTTCACCGAAGCCGAGAACGGACTTGACCAGATCTGGCAGGGTCGCGTGTTTGTCAATCCGCCCTTCGCCCATCCCACGGTCAAATACTTCGCCGAGAAACTCTTGGCGTCCTCTGGGGTGACCGAGGCGATCTGGCTGTCGAATGCCTGCACGGATACGCCGTGGTGGCATGCGCTCGCGGCGCAGGGCGCCGTGTGCTTCCCACTCGGGCGGATCAAGTTCTCTAGTCCTGACGGGCCTGGGCAATCGCCGACGCTCGGGCAGGTGATCGTCTATCTCGGGCCGCACCGCGATCGGTTCCGGGCGGTCTTCGCGCCGATCGGCGTGGTGTTCGCATGAGTGACTTTGCCGCGCGTCGTGAGGTGCAGCTCGGCGGACTGGGGGCGGGCATTCTCGACGCGCATATTCGCGCGACCGGCTGGATTCCCTATGGGCCGCAGGCGGACGGGGCGCACCCCTTCGATCGGCTCATCGCCTCGCCCGACAAGCGGCACATCTGTATTGTCGAAGTGAAGACCAAAGCGCGGCGCGAAGCGTATCGCGACACCGGGATCAATCGCCGCCACTACGAGGATTACCGGCATATCACGGCGACCTATCGGCTGCCGCTGTTTCTCGCCTTCGTGGATCCGAAGGAAGGTCGGATCTATGGCAACTATTGGACCGAATTGCTGACGCCACGGATCCGGGGCGCGTGTCGCTATCCGTGGCACTCGAATGGGATTGTCTATTTCCCACTCGATGCGATGCCGACCTTGCGACTCTTAACGACAACGGAATGCTCCGCGCTCTTAGCCTTACGGCAGACGCGCTGGGTGCAACATCACGGTTCCAGCTTCCTGCCGAAAAGCTGAACGCACGACCCTGTTGAGTCTCACGCGGGCAGCCCGGCCACCTGACTGGAATAACCGGGTCCGTTGAACCTGTTTGACTTTGACGTTGAGACACGGCAACGCAGAGTGACGAGAGGGGCAGGTTCTGTCTAAGGGCGGGTGAATGCATGCAGGGTGAGGCTGGATGCATTACAGCGGTGGCCGCTACTCCAGGGTCAGGATCGCCGTGGTGTCTCTTCTGGAATCGTATGGAAAAGGATCAGCAGTTCGCACAATTCTGGGAGAGTTATCCGGCGAGTCGTCGGCAACGCGGCTACATGGTCGAGACGCTCTTTCTCCACGCGGTCGCCAATGTGTCGTTCGAGGCGCTCATGCTCGCCCTCGAACAGCACATGCGCAGCGACCAGTGGCAGACCGCACGCTTGATCCCGAATATGCGCACCTGGCTGGAAGAGGAACGCTACTACCAGGTGTTGCCGGCGCCGGCGCGGGGCTTATCCGTGGCCGATGAGGCGCAACGCTGGCGCAGCCTCTCCCCGCAGGAGCAGCTGCGGCGCCTCGGGGGGAAGCGGTGACGGCGGATCGCTGGTGGCTGGCGGACCCGACGATATGGAGGCGCATGATGGTGACCGATGACGAGATCCTCGACGCCATGAACCGCTATGGCGGCGGCTTTGTCGTGGCGCTCGCCCGCCTCTTCCAGCGCGCGGATCCGGTGAATCAGGCGATTCTGCGTGACGCCTTCCGGCACGTCTTCGTGGAATATGGGCAGCTCGTGGAGCGACGGCGGCCGGCTTCCTGCCCGATCTGCGGCTCGTATACGTGGACGTATCACGGCGACGCCCAAGTGTGTAGTGATTGCGGCCGGTAAAAGGACTTCATGCGAATAGCGATCGCCCTCGTCGCGCTGCTCATGGCCGGCTGCGACATCACCCTGACCACGCCCTCGCCCGTCGTCACCGCCGGCACGACGGCCCCGGGCAATATCACCATCACGAATACGAACACGAACACGGCCCAAACGGATCGCAGCGATACGGAGACGCCTGCTCCGTCTCCGTCGGGCAGCGGTGGCACGCCGCCCCAATCCGGCGCGTTGCCGCTGCCCACCTACGGGGAAGCCGAGACGCGGGCCTATGCCGCGGCCCATCCTAGCCAGGTGACGCACTCCTGCCAGCTCACGGACGGCGAGGCGGCCTGGCAGTTCTTGGACGGGCTGATCGCCACGCTGCAAGCCCGCGATGCGCGGTGGGGATTCTTGTGTAAAGACGCGAACTGTGCGACGCAGGCGCGCGATGTCGTCGCCTATCGGGCGAGCACGGGCGATACCGGCATCTGGATCGTCGATGTGCTGGGGAATCACTGCCCGGCCCCGGGCGACAGCCCGACACAGGTGCGCTGGGGTGTGTTGGCGTTTGAGACAGCCCGCCGCTGGGTTGGGCACCGCTAATGACAACCTCAATAAAATCAGGGGTCTTTCACAGCGTCGTGACGTTCGAATCAGATAAGGGCGAGCCGGTGTGCATCCGCGCCGAGATCGTGGAATCTGACCCGAGTGAGGCCGCACGCAAGGCCGTCTTTCGGGCCTTACCGCACGCCCTGCGGACCAAATGGGAGAGTGTCGTGGTCGTGCTGACACGCCATGAGTGATCGCGAGATGTGGGCGCAGTGGATCAAAACCCGTGGCCCCGAGGGCGTGCAGGTGCACACCCGCCCCAGCACGAACAAATACCAGGCGCATGCCGTGCGCGTCGATGGCATCCTCTTCGACTCCCAGCGGGAAGCCGCCCGGTATCAGGAACTCAAGCTGCTCGCGGCCGCCGGCCGGATCTCGAGTATCGAGATTCACCCAGGCTTCCCCTTGATCGTGAAGGAGCTGCACCGCGTGGACGGTCCCGAGATCCTGCACACCGTGGGCATGTTCCATGCGGATTTCAAGTATCGCGATCACCGCTTCGGCACGTGGATTGTGGAGGACGTGAAGTCACCACCCACGAAAACGGAAGCCTACAAACTGCGCAAGAAGATCGTCGAAGCCGTGCACGGGATAACGATTACGGAGATTGCATAGGTATACATGGCGAAGGTGATGAACTCCCAGCGACTCGCCGCGTTCCTCAAGGCGGAAGGCTACCCCTTACCGGAGAGTTGCGCGGAAGTCCGCATGATCGTGCGGCCGACAGGCGTGATCTACATCGAATATGACGTCATGGCGACGGATGAATTGCTGCGGTTACTCGGCCGCGCGCTCATCGCGTTCACCGAACCAGAGGCGCCCTAATGCAGTTCTGCGTGGCCCCCGGCTGTGGCGTGCTGGTGCCGAAGGGGCGCTGTCCTGCCCATCTCCGGGTGAAGGAACAGACCCGCCCGAACCGTCTTATTCGGCGCCTGTATTATCGTGAACGCTGGAAGCGGGAGCGGGAGCGTGTGCTCGTCGAGTGTGGATATACCTGCGCCCAGTGTGGGGTGATTCATCACCAGCTTGAGGTCGACCACATTGTGAAACATGACGGGAATGCCGAATTGTTCTGGAATCGAAAGAACCTCCAAGCGCTCTGCAGCGACTGTCATCATCGGAAAACGGGACGCGGATTCTGATGATCATCATGGGGGGGCGGTGCAAATGTTCACTTAGGGGCAGCCCCCAAAC